TGCTCTATTATGCTTTCACCTTGGCTTTCAAAAGATAATGAAGAAGTGTCTTTTGAAATGTTCAAAAAAACAAAGTGTTCTATACTGGCAGGTCATTTTGAATTTCAGGGGTTTGAAATGACTCGTGGAAATTTATCGAAGCATGGTCTAAAACCTGCTGATTTTATGAAGTTTGAGATGGTATGGTCGGGCCATTTTCATATACCATCAGTTTACGATAATGTAGAATATCTAGGTGCACCATATGAAATGGATTGGTCAGATTATGATGGAATACGTGGGTTTCATATTTTCGACACAGAAACCAAAAATCTTGTTAGGGTTCGCAATCCACACAAACTACACCATAAGATAGTCTATGATGATACTGACATGACAATTGAAGATATTGCGGATCTTGACGTATCGATGCTAAAAAATTGTTTTGTTATGTTGGTAGTCGGCGCAAAAACAAGCCCACATCTTTTCGAAATGTTAGTAGAAAAAATAGAAAATTCTGGTGCCGCTGATGTGAAAATTGTAGAAGATGCCCTTAGTCTCGAAAATGTAGCAGACGACTCTACGATAGATGAAGCGAAAGACACAAGAGAAATTCTTTATAACTATATTGATGATCTGGATACTAAAGTGACAAAATCAAAGGTCAAAGACCTTATAGGTAATTTATATATTGAGGCGATAAATCTATGATAATTTTTAAAATGCTTCGGTATAAAAACATTCTTTCTACTGGCAACACTTTTACAGAAATAGAGTTAAATAGAAATAAAACTACTCTGATAAGTGGTTCTAATGGATGTGGCAAATCTACCATATTGGATTCTATTGCCTTTGTATTATATGGAAAGCCTTTCAGAAAAATAAACAAAAGTCAATTGATTAATACGATAAACCAAAAAGAACTTCTGGTTGAAATAGAGTTTTCGATAGCTAGTAACAACTATCTTATTAGGCGTGGAATAAAGCCAAATGTTTTTGAGATATGGAAAAATAACGAAATGATAAATCAAGATGCTTCTGCTCGTGATTATCAAGAATATCTCGAACAAAACATTTTGAAAATGAATTTCAAATCCTTCAGTCAGATTGTTGTTCTGGGGTCGGCAACTTACGTTCCCTTTATGGAGTTGGGCGCTGCGGCAAGAAGAGAAGTCATCGAAGATCTGCTAGATATTCAGGTGTTCAGTACAATGAATTCTATATTGAAAGAACGTGTTTCGGAAAATAAGCAAGAAATCACACAAAATAAAAGTCGGTATGACTTGGTGCAGTCAATGATAGATATGGCAAAAGACCATAACGATTCTATCATGAAAATGAAGCAAACCGAAGTTGAAAAAATAAAGAAAAAAGTTGGCGAAATACTTGACAAAATTGATGTCGAAAAAGAACATGCGGATTCTATCCAAACACAGATAGAAGAAGTTATTGTTGCCATTGTGGATAAGGGCGCAGTAAAAAACAAACTTTCTAAAATGCGCGAACTTTTCCAAGAACTGAAAAGCAACAAAAATACACACAACAAAGAAATAAATTTCTATCATGACCATGACAACTGTCCCACTTGTAAGCAAGGAATAGAGGAATCCTTTAAAGAAAATATCGTAGTAGGTAAGAAAAATATGATGGAAGAGTTGGAAGATGGCATACAAAAATTAGGCGCAAAAATATCCGCACTAGAAAGTAGATTAGAAGAAATATCAGATGTTGAGGATTCTATCCAGAAGCTTAACATCAATATTGGCGGTCATAATGCCAACATCAATATAATGAAAAGTAATCTACGAAGTTTCAAGTTAGAGCTTGACAATGCAAATAAAGAGGTGGAGGAAGTAGATTCGAGCAAAATAAAAGAATTCGAAACAGAAAAAAATAGCTTGATAACCCAACAAGAAATGTTGTATGATACTAAAGAGACTCTAGGTGTGGCATCTACCATACTTAAAGACGGCGGCATAAAAACGAGAATTGTCAAGCAGTATATACCTGTTATGAACAAACTCATTAGTAAATATCTTGCTGCTTTTGAGTTATTTGTTGATTTTCAACTTGACGAAAGCTTCAATGAAAGTATAAAATCAAGGTTCAGAGATACGTTTTCGTATGCCTCTTTTTCAGAAGGTGAAAAGCTTAGAATTTCTCTTGCTATTCTGCTAACTTGGCGAACCATTTCTAAAATGAGAAACTCGGTTTCTACCAATCTGTTGTTTTTAGATGAAACTTTAGATGGATCTATAGATGCCACAGGTATTGAAAAGCTAATTGACACCCTAAACAACATCAATTCAAAAGATAATGTTTTTGTGATTTCTCATAGAGGTGATCATTTTGGTGATAAGTTTGAATCGCATATTCAATTTGAAAAAGTGAAAAACTTTAGTAGAATTGCGGCATGAATCAGAATTACTGATTCATGCATTTATAATGAAATAATTAAAGGATTACAATATGTCAGATTCGTTTTATACGAATGTCACTCGCTATGGCAATAATATATTATGGCGTGGTTACGAAAATGGTGTTGCATTTTCAAGAAAAGTAAAATACCAACCCACACTTTTCACCAGAACAAAAGATGAGACTCCTTGGAGTTCTTTCGTCGAAAACATGCCAATTCAACCCAAGAAATTTGAAACGATGGGTGACACAAAAGATTTCATAGAAAAATACAAAGGCGTTGATGGTTTTGGTGTTTATGGCAATTCTAACTATGTCACACAATTCATACAGGAAAAATACCCAAACAATATCACATTTGATATGAACATTGTCAACATTTTTTCTTTTGATATTGAAGTTGATATTCGGGATGGTAAACCAAATATGGAAATAGCAGACAAGCCCATTACATCTATTGCCACAAAATCTTCAAAACAAGACCATTACTATCTTCTTGGCCTTAAAGACTATGATAGGTACGCGACCGTAACAGGCATAGATCCAAAAAACATTCGCTTTATCAAATGCGATTCGGAAAAGGATTTGCTCGAAAAATTCATGAGGATTTGGTGTGAAAATTATCCTGATATCGTAACTGGGTGGAATTGTGACTTCTTCGATGTGCAGTATGTAGTGACTAGAATTATCAGCCTGTTCAGTGAAGCAAGAGCAAAAGAGCTTTCACCTTGGGGATATATTAAAAAGAAGTCGATTGAAAAATTTGGTAAGAGACAATACAGCTATGAAATTTATGGCATTTCAATAATAGACTATATGGACGTGTTCAAGAAATTTGGATACAAATATGGCACACAAGAAAGTTATAGACTTGATCATATTGCACATGTTGTGTTGGGTGAAAAAAAGCTGGACTATTCACAATACGGAACACTTACCGCACTATATGATAACAATCCCCAACTTTACTTAGACTATAACCTAAAAGACACTTTACTAATTCAAAGATTTGAAGATGAAACAGCAATGCTTTCTTTGACTCTTACTGTTGCCTATGGTGGGGGCGTTAACTTCAACGATGCATTTGGCACAGTAGGCATTTGGGAAGCTACACTATACAGAAAACTAATGGACAAAAAGTTAGTTCCAGCCGTAAAATCTAGTTCGGGTGGTACACCATCAGATTTAGTTGGGGGGTATGTGAAAGAACCAATTCCAAATATTTACCCTTGGGTAGTTTCATTCGATTTGAACAGCCTATATCCTATGTTAATGGTTCAATACAATATGTCGCCCGAAACTTATATTTCAGATGTGCGTTCTAAAGTGACACCAGATATGGTCTTGGAAGGTAAGTATCAAAACAACAATAAAAATCATTCTGTTTGCGCTAATGGGGCTCATTTCAGTAACGAAAAAATCGGTGTCATCCCCGAAATCATTAATGAATATTATGCCAAAAGAAGCAAAACTAAAGTAGAGATGTTAGAGATGGAATCTCTGTTAGAGATTATAAACGAAGAGAAAGCTAAAAGAAAGTCAAATTTGGCAATATCTACATAATTATGTGGAAATTAGAACGAATTTGTGATATAAAGTATGATACTGATAAAGGATTTTGAATGATAAATTTATGCGATATGACAAACGAAGATTTGCTGATTTTGGAGTTACAGACTAAGAAAAAAATTGTACAGTTGCACAATGCCCAAATGGCAATTAAGATTGCTATGAACTCACTATATGGCGCAACTGCAAATATATATTTCCTGTATTATATTGGCGAAATGGCGGAAGCTATTACGATGTCAGGCCAACTTTCGGTTAGGTATGCAGAAAAAGCAGTGAACGCTTACATGAATAAAATAATGAAAACACAAGATATAGACTATATTCATTACATCGACACCGACAGTATCTATCTGGGCATGGGTCCATTAGTTAAAAAAGTTTTTGGGCCAGATGATATTTCTGTGTCACAAGGCGAAGAATTTCTAGACAGTGTTTGTAAGACTAAAATTGAAGTTGTGTTGTCTGACGCATATAAAGAGCTTTCAAATTATATGGGTTCATACGAAAATGCGATGAGGATGAAACGAGAAAAGATAACAAACAGATCACTGTTTGTTGCGAAAAAGCGATATATTATGAATGTCCTTAACAGCGAGGGCGTTCATTATGATATTCCTAAAATTTCTATAACGGGAATTGAAGCAGTAAGATCCACTACCCCAGAGGTATGTCGTAAAAAAATGAAAGAGACCTTTAAGGTTATTATGAACAGCACTGAAAAAGAAGTTCAGAGTTTTGTTGATGATTTTAAAGACACATTTAAGAGCTTGCCTGTAGAAGAAATATCAAAGATATCAGGTACTAATTCTATCGAAGAATATATGGATGGTAACGGATACTGCAAAGCTTGCCCTATTCATGTTAGGGGCTGTATCTTATACAATCGGATGCTCAAGAAACAAGAATTAGATAAGAAATATGACATCATAATGTCTGGCGATAAGATCAAATACGTCTATCTTAAAATGCCAAATCCCTCCGGCGAAAATGTAATTTCATACGCTAACGTATTACCACCAGAATTTGGGCTTCACAACTATATTGACCACGACTTACAATTTGAAAAACTTTTCGTTGCACCAGTCAATAAAATTCTTACTGCTATTGGTTGGAGTGCCAAGAAAATTGATACCATCGAAAGTTTTTTTTCATGAAAGGAAATATATAAATGCGCAATAGAAAAGACCTTTTCATAGACTTTCAGACCTTTGGGTTCGATCCAAATAAATGTGCAATTATAAACTGTTCTATGTTTGTTTTCGATTGGGGTCTTTTTGGTACAGACCCATATAGTTTCAAAAGTATAGTTTCTAATGTCAGTACATTTAAATGCTCGGTCAAAGAGCAAGTGACGAAACATAATTTTGAAGTTGATAGTAATAGCGTAGATTGGTGGGCAGGAAAATCACAAAATCACAAAGAAACCATTAAACCAAAAAAAGATGACCTATCACTAGAAGATTTTTACGATAAAATTACATCACATATCGAAAATTGCCCTTATGTGTATTGGTGGACGCGCAATAATATGTTTGACCCTGTTGTATTACAAAGGGTTTCACATTCGGTTGGGCATCAAGATTTGCATAGTAATAAATTCAAACCTTGGCGAGTTCGTGATGTTAGTACATATATTGACGCAAAATTTGATTTCACCACTGACACCAATTTCATACCACTTGAAGATGAAGAATTATGGAAAAAAGAATATCTACAACATTACTCCGCCCATGATATTGCAGCCGACGTGATGCGACTACAAGCAATTTATCGTGCAGAAAATGACCTACCAACCACAAAACAATAATATTATACTTGACTATGCGATATAAAAAGGTTAGTATGGTCTTTATACTAATCTAAATTGAATTTATTATGAAAGGACTACAAATGAAGTTTTCAGAAAATACGATGAGCATATTGAAGAATTTCTCTTCAATTAATCAATCCATTGTTTTCAAAGCAGGAAATGAACTGCGGACAATTAGCCCACAAAAAACGGTGATGGCTATCGCTACTATCGAAGACGAAATCCCAAGCAATGCATGTGTATATGATCTATCGCGCTTTCTATCAGCATATAGCCTATATGGCCAACCGACACTAGAGTTTAATGAAAAAAACTTTGTCATTTCCGAAGGCCGACGCAAAACAAAATATACCTATGCCGAGCCATCTATGGTCATAACACCGCCCGATAAAGAAATCAAGATTCCTTCTGTTGATGTCCAAGTTGATATCGAATGGTCTGATCTTCAATCTGTTATCAAAGCTTCTGGTATTCTGCAACTCCCAGAAGTGGCATTTGTTGGTGAAGGTGGCGTTTGTTATTTGCGGGCAATTGATAGTGGAAATCCAACTGCTGATACTTTTGGGGTTGAACTTGGCGAAACTAATGATACATTTACCCTAATTATCAAGACAGAAAACCTAAAAATTCTACCAAAGAACTACAAGGTTTCCCTAAGCTCTGCTGGTATTTCGAAATTTGAAGCAGAGGGTTTGATGTATTTCATTGCCATTGAATCAAAATCAACATACAAAAAGGGCGAATAATGACACAAGAACAATCTAATATAAACCTTCAAGACCTTGCGACCGTTGTGAACATCATTGATGCTTGTTCACAACGGGGTGCAATCAAGGGTGATGAGCTTGCTGTTGTGGGGCAACTTCGTGAAAAGTTTTTTGCTATTGTAAAAGCAAATACATCTGTAGAGAAAGTATCAGAAGAGGAAGTAGGGGAATAACCCTACTTCTTCACTACATTATATTATGAAACACACAGAGGTAAAGAAAATATGAATTTAGAGTCTAAAAATGACGAGATACTTTGGGCGCAGAAATATCGCCCATCCCGCATTCAAGATACCATTTTGCCAGAAAAAACTAAAAAATCGTTTCAAAATTTTATAGATAATAAGAGTATACCAAATCTTCTCTTATCAGGCCCCCCAGGAACTGGCAAAACTACCGCTGCGATTGCTATGTTAAAGGAGCTAGATTGTGATTATATGATAATCAACGGTTCGCTTGATGGGAATATGGATACTATACGAAATGACATTACCACATTTGCTTCATCTGTCTCTTTTTCTGGTGGAAGAAAATATGTAATTATTGATGAGGCTGATTACATCACTTCAAAAGCGCAGGCAAGCTTTAGAAATTTTGTTGAGGAGTATTCAAAAAATTGCGGTTTTATCTTTACTTGCAACTATAAAAATCGTATCATCGAACCACTTCGCAATTCGCGTTTCTCAAATGTTGATTTTGTCATCGAAAATGAAGAAAAGCCCAAACTTGCTGGCCAGTTTTTCAAGCGGGTAATTGCTATTCTCAAAGAAGAAAATGTAGAATACGAGCAAAAAATTGTTGCGAAAGTAATTGAAAAATTCTTTCCCGATTTTAGAAGAGTGCTGACTGAGCTTCAAAGCTACGCAGGTACAGGAAAAATTGATGAGGGCATTCTTATAAATGTCAAGCAAGAAACTGTAGAGCAACTGTTTTCTATTCTCAAGAAAAAAGAATTTGATGCGATGATTAATTGGTGTGATGATAACTCTGACCAAGATGCCAATGAATTATTTGAAAAAATCTACCGAACATCGGTAACACTCGTAAAGAAAAATGCGCTACCTGGGTTCATCGTTGAGTTGGGTAAATATTCATATCAACATTCTATGGTAGCAAATCCTACTATCAATCTTTGTGCTTTCCTGACGGTTGTAATGTTTGAAGCAGAGTATGTGTAAAAGTGTTTAGTTTTTTTGGCAAAAATAAAAAAGTAGAATACACCGATTGTTTCTTTTGTGACTTGAAACCCACAAAAGAGCAATCGTTTCAATTTCAGTATAGTGCAGATGGAAGCATATTTACTGTTGATATGTGTCCTATTTGTGCAGGAACATTGGAAGAAATAATGAAAAAAAGAGATGGAAACAAGGAACCAGTATATGAATGAGTATAGGCTATACAATGGCGATTGTGTTGATAAGTTGAAAGAGTTGCCTGACAATAGTGTAGATAGTATCGTGACAGACCCTCCTTATGGTCTGTCTAAAGAACCTGATATGATAGAAGTTCTTACACACTGGATGAATGGCGAATCGTATAGTCATAACCACAAAGGATTCATGGGAAAGGAATGGGATAGTTTCGTCCCAAGTCCTAATATCTGGAAAGAGTGTTTGCGCGTATTAAAGCCAGGTGGACATATGGTTGCTTTTTTTGGCACAAGAACATATGACATCGGAACTTTATCAATACGAATTGCTGGTTTTCAAATTCGCGATCAATTAGCATGGGTTTTTGCCACAGGATTCCCGAAATCTATGAATATTTCTAAAGCTATAGACGCTAATTTGCTAACTGGTGAAGGTGAATCTATTATCAGTGATGAAGCAAAAGAATGGGAAGGTTGGGGGACTGCGCTAAAACCCGCGTATGAGCCTATTGTGTTGGCAAGAAAACCACTTATTGGGACAGTTGCAAAAAACGTATTGGAATATGGTACTGGGGGGATTAATATTGATGGTTCAAGAATAAAAACTTCTGAAAGTAAACCAAGAGATCATGAAATGTCACAATCTAAAAGCTATTCCAAATCGGGAAGCGTGAGCTTTACTTCTGATGCTGGTAAATTTATTGGTGGTGATCCAAAAGGAAGATTCCCTTCTAATCTTATTCATGATGGAAGTGATGAAGTTGTTGATCTTTTTCCATATTCTAAATCTGGTGCGTTAACAAGCGATCAGCAAGCAAAAGGTGGTTATGCTGGTTCGGGTAGTGGCATCATATACGGAAAAGCATCGCGCGGGGGTACATCTGAATATGGCGGTAGTGAAGGTAGCGCGTCACGATTCTTCTACTGCGCAAAAGCAAGCTCTGGTGATCGAGATGAAGGTTTAGGAGAATTTAATTCAAAACAGGCTTCGGGTCTTCCACTTAGAAGTAAAGATAAAAAATCTGTTGGGGCTGGTTTGGATGGAACAAAGACATTTCGGGAAACTACCAGAAAAAACGTACATCCTACAGTCAAACCTGTTTCACTCATGCAACACCTAGTTCGCATGATAACACCACCAAACGGGACCGTTCTTGACCCTTTCATGGGTTCAGGATCTACAGGTAAAGCGGCTATGTATGAGGGATTTAAATTCATTGGTATTGAAATGGACAAAAGTTATATGGAAATTGCAGAAGCAAGAATAAAATTTGCAATGCACAATAAAGATAAGGTACAACTTAAAACTGTTGCAAAATCACCACCTTTGGTGTATGATGATTCAAATGACAATTTGGGAAAGTTTCTATAATGAGTGAAGAATACAAGTTTACTGATTTCATTAAGTCGGTTACGCATAACAAAAAAGACATAATAGGCGAAAGTGAATCGCCCGAAACAGTCGAAAAAGCATATCCGGCATATGCTATAAATAAGATACTTTCGAGATTTCCTGATACCATATTACACGCAAACGAGATGAATATGTGCCATGGGTTGTCTAATGATGCGCAGTACAGATACTATCTAAATATGCTTAGGCCAAGGAATAGGTTTAGGGCGGCACATCAAAAAGATAAAACTCTTGAAGAAAATACTAAGATGGTTCAAGTGTTTTATCAGTGCAATCGTACTACTGCCAAGCAATATATTCGGGTTTTGAAAGAAGAAAACTTGATTACAATCAGAGATAGTATGCAAAAAGGCGGATAATATTTATTGTATAAATACCCTTGTGACTTGTTAATGTTTGGTCATGATAAAAATAATAATAAAGGGGTGAAATTATGGTTAAAGATGACATCTTTAGGGGTGTTGGGGTAGAAATTTCACTACACCAACCAGAAGATTTTCTTAAAATTAAAGAGACACTGACCAGAATAGGCATAGCTTCAAGAAAAGAAAAAAAACTATATCAGTCTTGTCATATATTACATAAACAAGGTAGATACTCAATTCTTCATTTTAAAGAACTTTTTATCTTAGATGGTAAAGACGACAATTTTGATGAAGATGATGAAGGCAGAAGAAATACCATCGTAAATCTTTTGGAAGAATGGGGCCTATTAGAAGTCGTTGATAATATGGAAACAGAAGATCTTGTTGCACCATTGAGCAAGATTAAGATACTATCACACAAAGAAAAAGAGCAATGGGTTCTTGAAAGTAAATATAATATTGGAAAAAAGAAGTGAGGTAAATAATGAAAATTTTTCGTTTGAACGAAAAAGCTATCCTACCAGAATTTGCGACAGAAGGTTCGGCGGGGTTTGATTTGCGGGCATGTTTTGAAGTTACAACAAGAATCAAAACATTCAATCCACATAACAAAATGATTGAAATTCCAGTCAAAAAAGTTGAAAGCGGCATTCAATTTCAAGTGCAACCGCAGTTCAGAACTTTAATACCAACGGGTCTAATTTTTGATATTCCAGATAAGCATGTCATGAAAGTATATCCGCGATCAGGTATGGCAGTAAAATATGGTTTGACTTTGGCTAACGCTGTTGGTGTCATAGATTGTGATTATATTGATGAGGTATTCATCACATTGTTTAACATGAGTGATACCCCAATTACTGTCTATGATGGCGATAGACTTGCACAAGCAATGCTAGAAAAGCTTCCTACATATTCAATTGAAGAAGCAAAAAG